CCTGCACTCATCGAGTCCCCAGTAGACAGCGACATCGAACCCACCATCATCACGCTCGATGACTTTGTGTTTAGGAATGATGCTGTACTTGTCTGGGTTTCTGGTTCTGAATATTAGTGCCTTGTCTTCAAGAATTTCCATTAGCTTTTCCCCAGTAGGCCCTGCTCTTTGTAAAAATCTTCTTGCTCCTTGTATGCAGCAAAAAATCCTTCCCTAGTAAGCGTTGGTTCAGGCTCGTAAAAATTTGTCATGTGCCACGGTTCAAGCGTACTTTGAAGCACATCCTTGTCTAGTCCCAACGCTTCGGCCACTGTTCGCCATACACTGTCTGCTGCTTGTGCAGCAACGCCTGAAATAATTGCATCAAATGGAGACCCCTCTTCAAGCTCGTCATTGAACATAAGTTTGTGTACAACACGGGCTTCGTCTGCTAATGAACACCAATCGCGCAACTGCGTTGCTTCAAAGTATCTGTGTAGCAAATTACCCGTTTCGTCGCTGTCATCTGCTTCCCAGTTTTTAAGTTCTTCTTTTAAGTCTTTTAAGTTTTCCAAGTTGCTTCTCCAATTGTTTTATTTGTTGTCGCCTTGATTGGCTTTCTTCGCTCGCAGTCTCAAGTTACCTGTCGTGGACTTACCACCCTTGCGCAGTGGTGTGATGTGGTCGATGTCTTTGCCGCTTCTGTCGACGCCCTTCTTGTCGTACGCACGTCGTGCTCGCTGGCGCTCATGCTGGTCAGAACTGGGGCCGGATTTACCAGTCTCCAAGTCGCGTTTGTATTCTGCTTTGTAGTCTCTCTTTGTTGCCATGATTTACTCCTAATGTTTCGGGTTGTACTCACACGTTTTAACTGGACACCACGGGCACAGCGCGGAGGACTTGGGATTCCACACACCTGTATCGTGGCACTGCTCTAGCTTGGCCACACGCTCGCGGTATTTCCACCACTCAGCATCGGCATCGTCAAGCGCCATGCTGGACTTAACCATATCATTCTTGACCACGAACAGCAACGCTGACCTGACTCTGCGGATGTGCGGGAAGTGCTTGAACACCATCATCGACATCAACCTCAACTGGTCAAGGTCAGGGTATTTGTTGTTGCCTGTCTTGTAGTCCACGACCAGCGCAGTCAAGTTGTCGTCATCAATTACGAGCAAGTCAGCAATACCCCGCACCCACCTGCCCTTGTCGTTGAAGCCACACGGCTGTAAGTCAGGCGTGATGCCCATCTCGTGCTCGCACAACTTCCTGCCCGGCTTGGCCAGCAACGCATCAAGAACTTCTTGTGCGTAAGAGAACTGCTTTGGTAGCGGTGTGCCATCCCGTATGTACAGTTCAGCCGCAGTGTGAAACTCCTTGCCGTAATGTGTTGCCTCAGTTTCCTGAAACGGATAGTTGTTGAGTACCTTGACCTCGTAATACCTGCGTGGGCATCCTTCAAAGTCTTTCAAGCCACTGTGGCTCCACGTTACTTGTGTCATTAGAACCTCGCTGATTTGATTGCTTTAGACAATCGCTTTGAGAACTCGACCACAAACTTTTCGTTGCCGTTGAGTCGGTGCTCGCCCATGTCGTGCAGGATGGCATGCGTGACTTCATGCCAGAAGTTCTCCTGTACCCTGTCGTTATCAAACTGTTTGCCTGTCAGGTTACTGAACTTGCCCAGCTCAATCTTGTTGTGATCGTAGTAGATACGCGCCATGTCACGCTTACGCAGCATGGTCTCCACGATGTCGATTGAATACTGTCTAGCCCCGACACGGATGCGGCGGGGTATGAGTGTTTTTGTTTTTGCTGTCATTGCTTTGCTTCTCCATATCTACGGTGTGCACCACCGTCAGCGGCCAGAGGTATCCCCGGCATGTACTTCGGCTCTATCGTCATTTGTTCCAAGACCCACGTCTTAGCGTCAACGACCTCAGCATCAGGCACCAACACGATCTGTTCATCGTGCACTGTGCCTACCACGGGGTACTTCTTGGTTACCCTCAACATTCCATCAGTCATGACAATACGCGCAACGGCCTGCGTTACGTTATTGGTCACCTTCCCTGCATACAGCTTGGTAGCATTTGGCCCGTATACCCACTGGCTCCTACCTTTGTCATCTTTTGTGCGTCTGAGATCGGGGTAGAGCAAGCTCATCCCGTTTGGTAATTCTATACGCTCTTTGCTAAACGTCAAGCACTTGTGCTGGTACACCTTACCCCCATACAAGCTGTCCTCAATAAGCTGTGAGCACATGTCCCAGAAGGTAGCAACGGGGTGTGCAGTGGCGCGGTAGATGTCGATGATCTTCTTGGCCGCAAGGCAGTGCGTCAACAACTCCTGCTGTGTACAGGTGTGCGGTATCTCCAGCATCTTGGCCACGTTGTCATCCCAGTCAATGAACCGCTGAGCGTATGGTTGATCTACTCCTAACGCCTTGGCAAAGGCTTTTTCGTAACGGACTGGCGGCGCACCAAGGAACCCCACAAGAAGTTGGGACGCGAACGATGCCCAACCGAGACCATACCCGCAACCCAAGAGCGCACTTTTCGCAGACTGCCGGAGGTCGGGATGCGAGTCCTTAGTAAGTCCGGATATGTTAAACATCTGCGCTCCGAACGCCGCGTAAGGGTCACCACCTGCCCTGAAGATGTCAAGCATCTCATGGTAATCCGAAAGCCACGCGAGTACTCGCGGTTCAATTTGTGAGAGGTCACCGACGACCAGACTGTGCCCTTCGGGAGCCATAATTGCTTTGCGTAAGAAACTTCCGCGCTTGAGGTTTTGCATGTTGATTGCTGAACCTTTCGCTGCCGTCCACCTGCCCGAGAGAGCACCGTAATACGATAACGGAACCGGTAATTTACCGCGCTGGCTAATATCAAGGAAGCGTTGTGCTCTTGTACGTTCGGTCGTTGATTTAACTTTAAGGCGTGCTTCACAAAGGAGGGCAACATCTTCACGTTCACCGTTGAGCAGCGCTTGGAAGAGGGCATCATTCTTCGCGAAAGCAAACGCCTCTTTGCCGGTAGTTTTACTGACCTTAGTCGGGGCAACAACCCCGAGGCTTTGAAGTACGTCAGCAAACTTTGGGTTCGATGCAAGCTCAGCTTCTTGTATGCCGAGTTTTTGTAGTAGGCCTTCACGCAGTTCTCCTTCTTCTGTCAATGCTTTGATAAGCATCTTGCTGTCAAGCTCAAGCTGTGGTCGTGTGTACATCTTGAGCGTCATGTCGATCAAACGCAGTTCGGATTTGGGGTAACCGACTGAGAGTCGTTTGAAGATTTCCTCGCACAGGTACACGTCATGGGCACAGTACTCGGCGAGTTCTCGTTCAATGGTAGCGTCCAGTTCGAGTAGTCCGTTGGTGTTGTGTACAGCTGTGCCTTTAGCAGGGAGTCCAAAATCTGCTGCAAGTTTGGCGAGGGAATTACCAACCTCCACGCCGCGTAAAGCTCGCGCCATTGATAGTGTGTCGAAGATGAGTGCTGGTCGGGCGTTGTATACCCACTCCATAATTGATACATCGAACTGTGCGTTGTGCGCCAGCACTGCGGTTCGTCTCCAATCGACTCCAGAAAAGTATTCACGTAGTCCTTCTCCTCCAATCCACTCAATTGGATCATCGGTTCCGAATTCATGTACGCATGCTCCAAACGCTTTGAATCTCTTATCACGTATGTACTCCTCTGTTGTAAGTTTTGATAGTGTGTAGTCTTTGCTATCCCACCGAGTCTCAAAGTCAATGGTGACTATCTTGTCAAACGGTTTCATGCTGCTCCTCTGGTTTTATTCTGTATGTTTTCTCGTGGTACATGCAAATAGATGGGCGTGCTGCTATGTCAACCCAGAAATCGTTTTGCTCGTTACCTGTTAGCAGCAGCACCTGCACTGTCTTGCCATCGGCAATAGCGCGGAGCACTTCAGCGTGTTTGTGTTCAGTCAATTAAATGCCTCCCTTGGCGGTGCGTCGATAATGTTCAAGTAACCTAGAAACTCATTTGCTTCTAACAGCAAACCTGCCGCTTCCATCTCATTACAGTTGAGGGTGACAACACCGCTCAACTTCTCACTACCGTTGAACAAGATCAACGCTTGATCTGGGTCGGGGCCATAGCACTTGATGAGTTCAAGTACTACCAGTTTGAAATGCGCCTTCTCTTCGTCTGACATAAGCGCCAGCCGTGCTTCTAAGTTTTGTTCTGTATCCATGTCTTGATCTCCCACAGTTGGTTAATGTTTTCTTCGTTAACGACAAGGGCGTAGCCCCCAGCGTTCAGTATCCGATTAAGCTCGCGCTCTTGCAAGGCTGTTGTCTTCCCCTTTCCTGCCTTGCACTCAATGCCGATGAACTTTCCGTCTAGACATCCGATGATGTCTGGTATGCCAGCCCTGCCCATACCATTTTGCATAGGCGAGAAGTGGTACATCCCCATCTGGTCAAGCATCTCCTTGACCTTCTTCTTTACTTTTGCTTCAGGTGTTAGCGCCATTTTTTATTGCCTTTCTTATTTGCAGTTGTATCTGTTTAACTTTCACCAACTCAGAAGGTATGGCTTTGGGGTCTAGCAATGTACGCAGGCTGAGTAAGGTGCGTACATAACCGTCTGATAACTGATCCCTGTAATTTTTTGATTTAGAACGACTGCGTTCTTGCACTTCGGGTTGTGACATGTACCTCCTGTAGTAATCTTCAAGTTTTTCTGGGTTAGCTTTTTGCCATTTGTTTTGAAAATCACGCATACGTTCTTGGTTACGTAAATAGTAATCGCGCACCGAAGCTTTAATGCGGTCTTTGTTTTCCTCCCGATACTGTTGCACCCATTCTTTGCGCTGCGGTTTTTTGTTTTGTTCTCTAGCTTTTTCCAGTAACTTATCCCAGTTATTTTTTGCAAAAGCTTTTACAGACTTACGTTTCTTTTCAATCTGCTCTGGTGTTCTGGCGGCGTAGAGTTCGCGTTGACGTTTGGCAGTACATGTTTTACATGCGCCACCTTGCGCATAGTATGCGCACAGAGGTTTAACCTCTGTGCATCGGCAACATTGCTTAGTTGCCTCCACCATCAGCCCTCCAAAAAGTTTATGTTGGGTTTCTCGTCCCGAAGTTCGGCGTACTCAAGCTGCACCTTCTGCACGTTGATGATCTTGCCTGCGGTGTTGTTCATCTCCGCCGCTGTCTTCACATCAATCGTGCCTTTTTTGAGTGCCGTGTACAGGTCAGTCAAGTGGTTGTTCAGTTCAGTTATGTTCTTCATGCTGTTATCTCCTTTAGTTTCATCATGTAATGTCTACACTTACCCAAGTCATCGCTCCCCTCTTTACGTCCAGCACGCAGTGCGTACTTGATAACGTTTCCTTTCAGATAACCGACGAACTCCTCGTGCGTCAGCACTGACTCCATCAGTTCCCACGGCTGCACTGCCATCTCTTTGTAGTGGTTGCCGCTGATCTGTAAATCGTCAGCGCGTGTCCCGTTGAAATGTTTATCCATGCTCATTTTGCTTTCTCCTTGATACTTTGCGACAACATTTGGCGCAACCACTTGGCACCACCCAAACGTTTCCACTCATCGTACTGCCACAACGTCAGCCTTACCCCAATACACTTTTGTGTTGTTGCGGTCAATTCACTCTTGGGTCTTGGCATTTGTGGTCATCTCCTGCTGATTTGGTTAGAAAAATGAGGTAACAATTACTGCACCGCCATACAAGGTTCTCTTGCACGACAGTCCTGCGACTGCCATGTGAGCCGCGCACTTTACCAAAGAATGTTCTGATTGCTTCAAGCATGTCTACTCCAATCTGTATACCCAAGAATCTTCATCATTGCTGTTTCATGTATGGCATCCCACCAAAACCTAACGCCGTCTTCTGTTACAACGAATCGCCATAACGTGCCGTAGTCATCGGTGGTGTACCAAACATCGCGTGTCGTTAGTCTGCCGTTGATGTTGTGTACCTCAAGCATTTCTCTGCACCTCCCATCGTTTACACAGCCTCTTGACTTGCAGTGTTTGTTTATTTTTCTTCATGCACACCTTGCCAACTGATTGCATCTTTGCTTTTTCTTTTAAAGTTATTGGTGTAGGTGACGGTGGTGGGTCAGGGAACATGCCATGCCACCCTGAAACGCTAAGTACTGCGCTAAGAATGAGTCGGTCAATCACTGTTCTTCTCTCCCTCTCTCCTTCATCATTGCGTCTGCCGTCTTGTATGCGGCGAGTGCAGTGTCCTTGATGTCCATGTCTTGTCGCCAATCAGGGTCTGATAGCAATGCTTGCATAGCCCTTGCCGCAAAGTAGTCACGCAAACTCATGCCTGTGATGTCCGTTCTATGTGGGTTTGGAAACGCTTGTTCGTTGTTCATTTCATTTCTCCCAGTTGTTTTGCCAACGACTCGCACTCAGCCACGCAGAAGTCCAGCGTCTTGATAGTGCCTCCAGTGTCAGTCCATCTGTTAAATAGTTTCTTCATTTCGTCGCTCATAATCTCAGGGTCTTTTGCGTCACCCCAATGACCGCAGTCATACCCAAACCACCACAAGCCGCCATCTTCTTCTGAGTATGTCAGCTCACCATGCACAGCAACTTCAACATCGGCATAGTGTTGGCCAAACATTGGGTGTTCTGCTGGCACACCCACATACCCACAGCGATGCCCCATTGGTGTTGCGACTACCTGAGCTATCAGCCCCGCTTCTGTTACCCATTCTTTTTCTGTTTTCATTTCTTCATACTCCTTACAAGTTCTGCCGCACTGTCCATCCAGCGTCTGCCAATGATGTCGCCCAGTGAACACCCATCACGCGCTTGTTCAAAACGCAATGCCACTTCTTCGATGACATCGTTGCGTAGTTCTTGTGTCTTGACTCTGAGTTGTGCAATATCTGCTTCCAGTCGGTCTAGCTGTTGCTTGACCATTTCTTGCTTGACCTTGCTCTCTCGTTCGGTGTTGTTAAATTCAGTCATCACCTTATGCGCAGCGCGAACCGTTGCGTCTTCAAGGCTTATTTTCATGTCGCGTTTAATTGATGCCAAGTGCTTCTCAGCAAGCGCACCCCAGTCTTTTTCTTCACTTATTTGTTCAGTC